GTGGTGGAGCTTATACAGGACCAGGAGGTTCAGGTAATACTCCGCCTGTAAGCCCTTCTCAAGGTAATGATGGAGGTGACCCTCAATATTCAGCTGGACCAACTGCGGTAGCCGCAGGTGGTGGAGGTGGTGGAGCAACTGCCGCTGGAGCTGACGCAACACCTAGTGCTGCTGGTGCGGGTGGTGCTGGAGCACCTAACAATATTAATAACAGTTGTACAACGTACGCTGGTGGTGGAGGTGGATCTACATTCAATAACAACGGAACTGTTGGAGCTGGTGGAGCTGGTGGTGGAGGAGCTGGAGTTAAAAATAATGCGCCACCTGCAAACAATGGAACTGCTAACACTGGTGGTGGAGGTGGTGCCACTGGAGGTAAAGCTGGTGGTGGTGGAAATACTATTGCTGGTGGTTCTGGTGGATCAGGTATTGTTATTGTAAGAGCACCTAGTAATACAACTTTTGCGGTATCACCTGGAACTAACTCAACAGCCACTCACCCTGGCGGCGATAAATTAGCCACGTTTACAGTTTCTGGTACGTTGACAATATCTTAGTAAATGTTATATTAAGTTCATAAAGACATATGAACTTAACCAATTATTATTATTATTTTAAATCAGCAATTCCTGAAAGAATTTGTGATGATATAATTAAATATGGAAAATCTATTTCTGATCAAATAGCAGTCACTGGTGGTTTTGACGATAAGAAAAAATTAAATAAAAAACAACTCAACGATTTAAAACAAAAAAGAGATTCTAATATTGTTTGGATGAATGATAGATGGATATACAAAGAAATACAGCCTTATGTTAATGAAGCAAACATAAGAGCAGGTTGGAATTTTATTTGGGATTGGTCTGAATCTTGTCAATTTACTAAATATAATAAAGGTCAATTTTACGATTGGCACTGTGATAGTTGGGATAAACCTTACGCAAGACAAAATACAAATGATCCATCGCATGGTAAGATAAGAAAGCTATCTGTAACAGTTAGTTTATCAGACCCAAAAGAATATAAAGGTGGAGAGTTAGAATTTGATTTTAGAAATACGGATCCTGATAAAAAAATTAATATTAAAAAATGTAAAGAAATATTACCAAAGGGATCACTAGTTGTTTTTCCTAGTTTTGTTTGGCATAGAGTATGCCCAGTAAAAAAAGGATCAAGATATAGTTTAGTAATATGGAATTTGGGGTACCCATTTAGATGAGTTTTCCAAAACAATTAAATTTAGAAGAATATTTTAAGTGTCCAATATGGTTTGCAGATGAACCTAAATTTGTAAATAAATTAAACAAAGCCTCTGATCCTTATATTAAAAAAGCTCAAAAAAATTTAAAAAAAGAAATAGATGAAAGAAACAAAAAATTTGGTGATAAAGGAGATATGGGTCATGTATTTCATTCTACAACATTAATTGGAGATCCTAAGTTTAAAGAGTTACAAGATTACGTAGGTGCAACTGCACAAAATTTATTAAACGAAATGGGGTTTGATCTAACAAACTATAGATTGTTTACAACAGAAATGTGGGTTCAAGAGTTTGCTAAAAAAGGTGGTGGACACCATACTTTACATACACATTGGAATGGACATATGTCTGGATTTTATTTTTTAAAAGCTAGTGAAAAAACATCTATGCCAGTTTTTGAAGATCCAAGAGCAGGTAATGTGATGAATCTTCTACCTGAAAAAGATAAATCAAAAGTAACTTATGCAACTTCTCAAATACACTACAAGGTTAAACCTGGTCGTATGATATTTTTTCCATCTTATATGCCACATTTATATAGTGTAGATATAGGATACGAACCGTTTAGATTTATACATTGGAACTGTCAAGCAATACCGAAAGGAGTACTTAATGTCGTTCAAAAAAAATAAATATAGTGTTTTAAAAAAAGCAATAAATAAAGAAATGGCTGATTTTTGTTATGCCTATTTTTTAAATAAAAGAAGGGTAGCTAGATTTTTATTTGATCAAAAATATATTTCTCCTTTTACAGAGTATTGGGGGATATGGAATGATGACCAAGTCCCTAACACTTACTCTATATATGCAGATACAGTAATGGAAACTTTATTACAAAAAGTAAAACCAATTATGGAAAAACATACAGGTTTAAAATTATCAGAAACATATTCTTACGCTAGAATATATAAACAGGGTGATGTGTTAGCTAGACACAAAGATAGATTTAGTTGTGAAATATCTACGACACTTAATCTTGGTGGAGATGACTGGCCAATATATTTAGACCCAACAGGTAAAAAAGGACAGGCTGGAATAGAAGTAAAACTAGAGCCTGGAGATATGTTAATATATTCTGGTTGTGATTTAGAACATTGGAGAGAAGAATTTAAGGGCGACCACTGTGGCCAAGTATTTTTACATTACAACAAAAAAGGCTCTAAGATGGCTAAGGAAAATGAGTTTGATAAACGACCATTTATAGGGTTGCCTGCATGGTTTAAAGGCTTTAAATTACCAAAATAATATAGTAGAATAATAATCTGGCGGGAGATACACCACCACACCATCTCCTGCCTGATTATTATAGGATTGTTATGTTACAAAAAATAGGTTTTTTACCAGGTTTCAATAAACAAATTACAGAAACCACAGCTGAAGGGCAATGGGTTGATGGAGATAATGTAAGATTTCGTTATGGCACACCAGAAAAAATAGGTGGCTGGTCCCAATTAGGAGAGAACAAAATGACAGGTGCTGCAAGGGCACTGTTTCATTTAGTAAATAAAGCTGGAACTAAATACGCTATCATAGGAACAAACAGAATTTTATATGCATACTCAGGTGGTGTATTCTATGATATACATCCTATTAAATCTACAACTACACTCACAAGTGCTTTTACTACAACTAATGGGTCACCAACCGTTACAATAACTTTTAGTGGTGATCATGGTATTGGAGAAAAAGATATTATTTTATTAGATAATTTTTCTAGCATAACTAATTCTAATTACAGTGCATCTGATTTTGATGATAATAAATTTATGGTAACAAGTGTGCCATCATCAACAACACTCACAATTACAATGTCATCAAACGAAAGTGGTTCGGGTGCAACAACCTCTGGAGGTATTAGAGTACAACATTATTATCCTGTTGGACCTGCAGAACAATTACCTGGATTAGGATGGGGACTAGGTCAATGGAGTGGTACGGTATCAGGAGAAGCAACTACAACTTTAACTAGTGGTATTTCATCTTCTGCTACAACTGGAATTACTTTAACAGACGCATCTCAATTTCCAACATCCGGTACAAACTTTGTGCAGATAGGGACAGAAGAAATATCTTACACAGGTATTACATCAGGTGTTTTAACAGGTGTTACAAGAGGTGTAAGAAACACAACAGCTGCCGCTCACAATGGTGGTGACACAGTTACAAATTCTTCTGATTATGTTGCATGGGGACAAGCTGCATCAGGTGACGTAGTAATAGATCCAGGTATGTGGAGCATTGATAGTTTTGGAAGTAAAGTAATTGCACTTATACATAACGCACAAGTATTTGAATGGGATTCAGATGCAACAAATGCAACTAATAATCGAGCAACAATTATATCCGGTGCACCAACTGCATCACGAGATATGTTAGTATCTACTCCAGATCGTCACTTAGTTTTTTTTGGAACAGAAACAACTATTGGAGACACGTCAACACAAGATGAAATGTTTATTAGATTCTCGGATCAAGAAGATATAAACACGTACACACCTACAGCAACGAATACAGCTGGTACACAGAGACTTTCTGATGGATCTAAAATTGTAGGGGCTGTCAGAGGTAGAGATGCAATATACATATGGTCAGACACCTCGTTATTTATTATGCGTTTTGTAGGTGCCCCATTTACTTTTGGTTTTGCACAAGTTGGTACTAACTGTGGATTGATAGGACAGAACGCTGCATTAGAAGTTGATGGTACAGCATATTGGATGTCTGAAAATGGTTTTTTTAAATATGCTGGTAGTTTAGAAACTATGTTATGTTTAGTAGAAGATTTTGTTTATGATGACATAAATACAACTGCAAGACAATTAATAAATGTTGGATTAAATAATTTGTTTGGGGAGATAACTTGGTTCTATTGCACAGAGGGTTCCACTGTTATTAATAGATGTGTAACTTATAACTATCAAGATTCTAGAGTTAAAAGACCTGTATGGACAACAGGAACATTGGCACGGGGAACATGGAAAGACTCAGCCGTATTTGGTTTACCGCACGCAACAGAATATGATGCAAGCAGTAATAATTCTTACGACGTCGTTGGAAATACAGATGGGTGCACAACATACTACGAACATGAAAAAGGAACTGATCAAGTTGCAGGAGGAACTGTAACAGCAATAACTTCAAATATAGTATCAGGAGATTTTGATATTACACAAAGAGTGATTCGAGGAAGTCAAACTGGTATGCCAGATATTAGAGGAGATGGAGAGTTTATAATGAAGATAAGAAGGTTTATACCAGATTTTATATCTCAAACAGGTAACACACAAGTTACACTACAGTTAAGAGATTTTCCAAACGATGCTAAAACTAGTTCTTCTCTTGGACCTTTTACAGTAACATCATCTACACAAAAAGTAGACACACGTGCAAGGGCAAGACAGATAGCTTTAAAAGTAGCAAACACAGCTGCTTCTCAAAGTTGGAAACTAGGTACATTTAGATTAGACATACAACCGGACGGTAGAAGATAATGCCATTAAATAAAAAAGGTAAAAAGATAATGAAGTCTATGAAAAAACAATATGGAAAAAAACGTGGCGAACAAGTGTTTTATGCAACATTAAATAAGAAAAAAATTAAAGGAGTTAAAAAAAAATAATGGCAAAAATAGTGCAAATATTAACAAGACCTAGTGATGAATATTCTAAACAAGTGGCTGATTCACAGGTTAGAGATCTAGATGCTGTAATACAAAAATTAAATACAACATATCAACAAGAATTAAAGGATGAAGTAGAAGCTCAAAACTTCTTTTTAAATTAATGGCTAATAGTTTTAAAAATAAAAAAGTAGATTTAACAACAACTGATCTTACTA